GCGAGATTTCAGCACGCGCCAGTCCCACCTGTTCATACTGGATCTGCGCCCCTTCCACCTGGGCCAGCGTGTTCTGCATTGTCGCTTCCAGGCTGTAATCTATCCCGGCCTGAACGTTCTTAAATGCCTCTGAATCGCGCACCGCTTCTTCGATGTAATCGATCATGCCAGGGATATCTGACGACGCCTTGCCTGATGCCTCAACAAAACCCGACACGCCGAACGCGTTACGCGTCCGCACGTACATGTAATACGTGGTATCCGCTTTCAGTCCGTGAAGATTCCACTGGCTTGATCGCCCGAGAAACTGCGTCTGGTCTTCAATCAACGCCGGGTTAAGAACACGATTTTCACCGCTGTACCAGAATTCAAATGTGGTGTCTGAAGTGGCAGTAACGCGCATAACCGGGACGATATCTGCTGAGAAAATGCCTGGCGTCCAGATAACGGATGACGGTGCCAGTGGCGCACCGATAATCAGGTTCACCTGGGTTTCGGCACCCTTCATGCCGTTCTCGTTGCGGCCACGCACCCCGAGCATGTAATTCCCGGCATTAAGTCCGTAGAAGTCATAGCGAAACTGGTCGGTTTCATACTGTGCAATCACCGCTCCGCTTTCGTTATAGACATACAGTTCGAACACCAGCTTTTTGGTAGTGGTGGCGGTTTCCCATGTCGCCGTCACCTGCACGGTTTCGCTGTTGGTGTTCAGAATGCGAAGGTTCTCGATATTCGGTACCCGGTAGCCATTCAGGGTGTCGGTGGGCATTTCAAAAACAGCGCCCTCATCCACAATGGCCTGTTTGTTCGGGTCGTGCTGGCCCGCCGTAATGCTGTAAACCGAGTTATTTTCTGTTTCAGAAATACTCAGGATACGGAAAAGACGAACGGACAGTTCACTGACTGAAATAGCAAAAACAGTCCCGTCACGCACCCAGGCGGGAGCGCTGCGCAAAGTAATGACGCGCCCGGATACGCTGGCAATTGGGTATTTCACAAACTTACCATTGCTGCCCATAAGTGACATGTTGTCGCCTGGCGCAACCAGACCGGAGACGTCCGCATCTACGGTAATATTCGCGCCGGAGTGCGAGACAATACGCCCACCCAGACGTGTCCCGGCATAGTCGTTATCCATGATTTCCACGACGTCACCCGGTGTGAAGGCGACTGCATCCCGGGCCATCTGGAAAGTTAACCGGCTGCTCTCCCGTTTTGCGGTTTCCAGCAACCATTTACCGGCTCGCCAGGCCTGCCCGCGTGAAGTGCAGCCGAACGCCTCAAGCGTTGTCTCGTTGTAGGTTCCACTGCGCGCGATCATGGCATCGTCGGAAACATATTCCTTTACCTGCTCCCAGCCGTTATCCGGGTCAGTCCAGGACACCACCACCGCATTGTATTTTTCGGCCCGTTTAACCGAGCTGCGGCTGAATTTCCCGTCTACAACATTCGCATTGGTAATGGCGGCAACCGGATCCTGAGGCGTGTCCAGCATGACCGTGAGGCGCATGCCATCCCAGAGGGCGATGCCCCGGAACATCCCGGCGATTTTATCCAGGATATCGCGGGCGCTGGCCTGCTCGGTAATATAGGCGTTCAGCGTCATGCGGGGCTCTTTCCCGCCATAGCCGTCGTTTACCAGCTGATCACAGTACTGTGACAGGATATAAAGCGCGCCGTCGTCGACATCGATATAACCCGCGCGCCGGGCCAGGCCAAATCGCGTATTTTTCACCAGCTCGCGAAAGAGCCAGGCCGGATTATTCGTCCATGCTTTCTTAAATCCCCCCAGCCACAATCCGTTATATGTGCGGGAAACCGGATCGTAGTTATCAGGTACATCGACAATCAGGCCGCGCAGGTGATAGGTACGGGCCGGGGTGTCCCTGTACTGGTCACGGTCAATTACCGCACCGGCAATGGCCGAAAACGGGTAGTTCAGGTTGTCGTCAGTAATCTGGCTGTAGCTGTTCCAGATTGTACCGTTGGACAGCAGGTCGCCGTTGCTGTCCGGTGTGATACGGCGAACCCGGATATCGAAAGGTTTCGTTGTCGGTGCATCGATAACGTGCGCCTCAAGATATTCGCCAGAGATTTTCCCGGTGATAGTGACCACTTTTTGCTGAATGAACGCCCCGCCGGCAACGCGTGTTTCGATCACCATCGTCACAGAGGTTTCCTTCTGGTTCCCTTTCGTGTCCTGCTCGACCAGCCCCGTCACGCCGATATTCAGCCTCACGCGTGTGACATCCTGATCGGAGACTGTGCGGACCAGTGGCGTGTTGAAAGTCACCTCTGTATTAACGATGCTGGTCGCCTCGATGGCGGAAAAACCGTTGATGGGGTTCTGGAATTCCGAGCCGGGTCGCCAGGCCACGCTCACGCCGTTCACGCTGACGTTACCGGCAGGATCCGTGATGGGAGTTTTATTCAGCATGAACGAAGAAAGGTGTGACTGGTCAACCGGTCCGTAAATCGGGCCTTCACTGATCAGATCCAGTACGCGGTAAAACTGTTTAGATTTGAGGTTATCGTCGAGAAGCCTGGGAGTGCTGGCCTTGCCGCCGCCTGAAGACATAATGCCACCTTAACTTATTGATTCTGTCCAGTCCTGGTTATTTGTGGTGTCAATACCGAGGGAAATAACGTTAGAGCCACACACCATCTCGCCCAGCAGGATTGGCACTGGACGCCCCTGCCCGGCGCGGTTCTCCGCACTGGTGAAAGAGTTGTTGGTGATTGTGTTGTTTTCTGCCGCCTCGGCTGATGTTTTGGTTTTCATGTTGCGGGACATGTAAACGCTGTAGGCAATGGAGGCCACACTTACCGCCACAGCGATCCACGCGGCGGCGGCTGCGGTAATTGCCCCCTCAACCACCGGCACAAAAAGCACACTGGAACCATCAGCCAGACGCCTGTCCAGGTGCCAGCGCATCGCGTCTGCTGCAACGTCTTCACCTGCAATCCGGACGCGCACCCGCGATTTCAGAAAGTCTTTTTTGAATTCCGGGCACTGGGCCAGCAGTAACCTCAGCCCCTGTGCGGGGGTATCGACGTTTAATGTGACCTGGCGGAAATGTCTGCGGAAATGCCCCGCAAATCTAAAGATGAGCACTGGTGATGCCTCCAGATGGAATGGGTTTGTTTCATGTAAGCCATGCGGTAAGGCTCACGCCTGCTGAGGTGCCCGGCGTGGTCGTGGTGAAGCACCATGTTATCGTCCAGCAGGATCATCGCATGGCACGGGTCGGCACCCGGGAATGGCTGGCGGAGAATTACATCGCCGGATAGGGCCTCGCTGGCGGAAACCTGGTGGAAACCGTTGGCCGCCATGTTCTTCAGGTAAAGATTCTCCCCGCGCAGCCACCATCCTTCTGTCCGGGCAAAATCCGGCAGGTCGATGCCGCACAGGTGATACGCATCGCGAAACAGCGTGTAGCAGTCCGTCACGCCATGCTCGAACCGGCGGCCCAGCAGGTGCGGTACCGGTCGAAACTTTCGCAGCTCGCCGTCACACGCCAGCCACCAGGGCAGGCCTGTCATAACCTGAATTGTGCGGTCAGCACCTGACAGCACAGGTACCGCCTGAGGATGTGAGTGAAATACCGCCGTGACCTCCCCCGTCTCCTCTGCTGCCAGCCAGTCAGAGTCGCTGATACGGAAATGGTGAGCCGGATCGGGATGTACGTTACGACATGGGTACAGGCGGGTACCGTTGATTATCAGCGCGCACACTTCATCCTGCGACGAGGCCGCATACTCGAGTAATTCCTGCATCAGGAGACCTTCTGTGAACCGGGGAAACTGCTGATTGGCATGGGGAACGGGCGCGGGTACCGGAAGCGGCAAACTGTGCGGCGGTGCGAGCACTTATCCAGCGCCGGGTTGCTGGTCGGGTTGTCCCGTTCATCAGCGACCGGCGGCCCGTCGTAGTTGCAGCCGGTACCGCGATAAACCCACTGGCATACATCCGCCAGGATAGTCCGCGCCGGAATAATGGCGTTGTCGCAGTCCACCGGCGTTGCGAGGGAATAAGTCACCTGCTCTGAGGTTTCCTCTGTCATCTCCTCGACAACGTAACGAGACACTGCCTCCACAGTAGGATCTGCATCCGGGTTACCGTTGGGGAAGTTAACCGCATCAAGATACTTCACCGGCACCTGGCGGCGCGTGACCACCACACCCAGCAGATCGTCGAAATCATGGTTCATCCCAAAAATCATACCCGTGACGTTCGCGACGGCCATAACCGGACGTGCATAGGTACCCTCGTTCCGGCTCTCGAAGCCTTCGACAGCGATGGGATAAGCGGGATAGGCGTTACCGCGCCAGATGACGTTGTTGTAAAAACCGTTGGTGCCGGAATGGAATCGCACAACATCGCCGCCGTACGGCCGGAGATCGACTTCAAAGAGATCTATAAACGCGCCGACTCCGGCGTCAACGCTTTCGATAATTAACTCTGGTGGAATGTCGCGCACGAAAATCTCCCATAAATAAAGCCACCCGGAGGTGGCTACTGTTCGAATATCAGGATGGGATATATCGCTATCCCTGGTTATGTTGTGGGTTCAGCCCGTCAGCGGTGGGACGCTGGCGCACTCAGACAAGAGGGATGGCTGATTACCTCTGATTAGGGAATAAAATGGTTAAAGGTCATGATTTCATGAAGCCGCTGAGCCAACAACTGGATACGGTTTTGCCTCAGTTAGTAGAACATGATGATATTATTGATAAAGTTTTACCTTTTTACCTTGCTGTGACTGCCAAACTGTCAGGCAAGACACCTCAACAATTCTTTGGGTATAACATGGAGGCCATGGAAGCCATTTTTGGATCATCCAAATTAGGCAAAAATCAGAAAGAGCTTGCTGAGTCAGAGTACGCCTATCTGGTAAATGCGAGAGCCAGGGAGATATTCGATAAATTACCGGAAGTTGATTAATAACACGGGCGCGTTAAGTCGCGCCCAGACCAAGGTTTCTGCAATAGTTTCGTGCATATTGCTCCGCTCGATTAATAACCTCCCCGAAGGAGCATTTATCAAGATAGTCCTCTGAATAATTAATCACCAGCATGGTGTCATCGCACTTATCAGAGGTTAACCCCTTCACGACAACTTTAACCTTCAAAGTCTTTACTACTCCAGCAGTGAAACTAAAACTATTGCGAATTTCTTCTGCGTACCCGGGTGTAATGCGAATATCTTGCGTGGGAAATGAAACGTCAAAGCTTAACTGCATTTTTAACTCCCGCCTTTCGGCTTTATCGTGGTACCTGTTCAAACGTGGCCGTCAGTTCATAGAGCGGCCCGGTTTTTGTCATGCTCCATGAGCGGCAGACAAACAGCGCCTGCACCCCCGTATCCGATGGCGTCCAGTAGAAAGACTCCACCGCCATGCGTGCTGTCAGAAACGCCTCGGCCTGCTTCACCTGGTTCACACGGCACGGCCCGTTAACGCCTCGAAACGTCAGCGAGTATTTTGACATCAGCGGGTTAATGCCTTTCTTCTGGCGCTGCTCGTAGCCATCGCCGAGTTTCACGATGGCCACGTTCGGGGTACGTTCAGCGCTATAGCCGCGCTGAGGTTTCCAGGTGAAGATTTCAGGCATTATTTTCTCCGTAGAAGCCCGTTAGGCCGCTGCTCATTACTGATGGCGCGCAAGGCTGCGTTATAAGCAATCTTATCGAACTGTTTTAACGTTGCCGGGCTGTCCGGGCTGCCCTCGAAAT